AACTAACTATGGTAAAATCTTTGAATTAGATTTAGCTAAAGTACCAGATAACTGGGAAATAGAAAAATGGTTACATTATGCTATTGTGAATAAAATCGCGGTAGTTGATTCATTTAAAGAAGGTCAACAAGGCGCGGCGACTGGGAAACTTGCAGGGGGATTCAATACTCAAGGTGGACGAGCAATAGATATGGAGACGGGTAGCTATATCCAACAACATATTCAACTATTGGAGTTCATCAAGATGGAAATGTCTGAGATAGCTGGTGTTTCAAAACAACGTGAAGGCGCCATACATCAGAATGAAACAGCATCAGGGGTTGAGCGTTCAGTGAATCAGTCGTCTCATATAACAGAATACTGGTTTCACAAACATGAGAAGTTTAAATTAAGAGCAATGACTGCCTTTTTAGAGACTGCTAAGATAGCTCTAAGAGGTAACAACAAGAAGGTACAATATATATTAGATGACCAAACCATTGAAATGCTTAACATTGATGGTAATGAGTTTGCTGAATCTGATTATGGATTAGTTTGTACTAGTTCTTCTAAAGCAATGGAATTAGAGAACATGTTGAAACAAAACGCTCAAGCATTCATGCAGAATGGCGGAAGTATGGGTACCATAATGGATATCTATTTTAGTCCATCATTAGCTGATATGCGTAAGAAATTAGAAATTGCTGAAGAGAAAATTCAACAGCAAAATGCACAAGCTGGAGAGCAACAAAGTAAATTACAACGTGAAGCACAAGAACAAGCTTATCAATTAGAGGTAGCTAAATTAGAGTTAGATGACTCTACTAACTTACGTGATAATGAAACTAAGCTCTTAATAGCTAATATTAATGCAGAGTTAAATGGTGATGAAGACGGTGATGGCATAGCAGACCCTATAGAAGAACAAAAATTAGATTTAGATAGGGATAAGGTTAGAAATGACCAAGCTAATAAGATGCGTGCACTAGATGACAGTATGACTATGCACAAAGATAAAATGAAAAGAGAGGATAAAAAAATCGCAGTATCAAAGGCAAAACCTGCTGCAACTAAATAAATAATATGTATACAGACAAACAAAAACAGAGAGAAGTGGCTAGAATGCAAAAAAGAGCAATACGTAAAAAAAAGAAAGGGTATAAAAAATTAACCAAAGATTTACCATCAGGTAAAAAAGGAAATATACCTAAAGGAGATAAATATTAAATAACAAAATAGCTATTAGAGATTGCAGTGATTTTTAACATTTTTAATGAAATCACTTGACTTTGGGCAAAAAATGTAGTATATTTGTAAATTAACGGGAGATTATTATGGCAGAAAATGAAGAAATATTAGACATGAGTTTATTTAATGAGCAAGATTTAGAGCTCAACTTAGACTTACCAGTTATGGACTTTCCAACTGGTGAAACAGAAGAACCAGTCCCAGCTCCACCCGGAGAAGGCGCTGATGAGGAAGCAATTGTGGTTCCTGATGAAGACGATACACTTAGTGAGGGGGAAACTCCAGAGGTAGTAGCTGAGGAAGAAGGTGCAGAAGAAGAGGGCGGAGACCAAGAAAATTCTCCCAACTTATATTCTTCCTTTGCAACTGTTCTTTCTGAGCAGGGGTTACTGCCCTCTTTGGACCTTCAAGAAAATAGCATTGAATCATTAGACTCATTAACAACCGCTTTAAAAAGTGAAATAGCAAATCAATCAAAAGACTTTATTATAGAGAAACTAGGACAAGATGGTTATGATGCTTTAGAAAGGGGAATTACTGTATCTGAAATACAACAATTCAATGAAACAGCTAATAGATATGAGAGTATAGACGAAGATGTACTACATGATGATATTGAATTAGCAAAAAAGATTATATTACAAGACTATGTTAATCAAGGAATGACCGAAGTTCGTGCATTACGTATATTAAATAAGTCTGTAGATGCTGGGGATGAAGTAGTGATTGAAGATGCTATTGATTCTCTAGAAAGCTTGAAAGCATTTGAACAAGCACAATTAGCTAAGGTAGCTGAATCTAGAGAAGCTGAGCAAAGAGAATTTGTAGCTGAGCAAGAAAGAATAGACAATGACCTTAAGAACACCATATATAAAGGTGATGAATTAATTAAAGGGCATAAAGTCACAAAAGCAATGCAAGATAAAGTGTATAATAGTATCACACATATAGTAGGACAAGATACTAATGGTGTCGCAGAAAACAAATTGATGCGTACCAGAAGAGAAAATCCTATTGATTTTGATACAAAGCTTTATTACCTATTTGAGTTAACCAACGGATTTGAAGATTTCAGTAGGTTAGCGGCCAAGTCTACTACTAAGGCAACAAGCCAACTAGAGAGAGCATTACGCTCTAATAAGTTTGAAGAAGGGGGAGACCCTGCCTTCACAGATAAAGGAGAAGATTACGGTGGAGTAGGTTCAGAATTAGTATTATAAAAATAATAATAAACAGAAATTAATTAATTATGAGTTTAGGTAAATTTGTTATGACCAAGGGTAAATCTTGGTCCGGACTAACACTGAAGAACCATATTGGAGCTATCTTTGGAAGCCAACCGCAATTAGTTTCGCCATTAACTACCGTTCTTTTACAGAACTCTGGTATGAAGAACTTAGATACTACGTTATCAATGTTCCCAGAGAAAACTTTGGAATCATCTGATGATTTCGTTTGGAAAGTTGTAGGTAGCGATGAGCGTAACATTACGTTGGAATCTGCAGAGTACCAAGGGACGACAGTAGGTGGAGGTGATTCTGGCGTAGGAGCTGGAAGAACAGTTATTGATTTAATATTCGGTGAGAAGTACTTTACAAAAGTACAGGTAATTGGTGGTAATAAACCAGACCTTTATCAATACAGAATATTAGGAGACGGAGTACCAGACGGTGGTAACTATCGTTATCAAGTAGAAATATTTGGTGGACAAGAAACCCTAGGCGGAGTACCGGGTAGTGATTTAATAGCAGGCGTGAAATTCAGTGTTGAATCAGCGTATGTTGAAGATGAACTATCTACAGAAGGTGCTGGAATTGCATTTACATCTCCATACTTACTTAGAAATAGTGTTTCTACACTACGTTTTGAGCATAAAGTATCGGGAGCAATGATTGACATGAAAGTCAAACCAGTATATTTTGCGGGTATTGAGACTAGAAACCCTGATACAGGTAAAGTACACAGTTCAGTAACATGGATGCAGGAAGTGTACTGGCAATTTGAAAAAGCCATTTCAAGAGTTAAGGCTCGTACATTAATGTTTGGTAAAACAAACAGAGATGAGAACGGACGTTTCTTGAATAAAGGAAAATCTAACATTGAGATTAAAGCTGGTTCTGGTATTAGAGAGCAAATGGAAGTAAGTAACACTACTTCTTATAACTACTTTAGTATTGGAATGCTTGAAGATTTACTATCTGAATTAGCAGAAGGTAAATTAGACTTTGGTGAACGTAAGTTCATGATGAGAACTTGTGAAAGAGGGGCAACTCAATTTCACAGAGCAGTTACAACTGAAGCTTCAGGATGGACAGCAGTAGGATTTGATAATACAGGAACAGCAGCGATATCTAAAGTATCGTCTAAATTCCATGCAAATTCATACTCTGCTGGATTCCAGTTTACAGAGTGGAAAGCTCCAAACGGCATACATGTTATGTTGGAGATTGACCCTATGTATGATGACAAAGTAAGAAATAAGATATATCATCCAAACGGAGGTGTAGCTGAATCTTACAGATATGACATCATGTATATTGGTTCAAGCGAGGAGCCTAATATCCAAAAAATTAAAGTTCGTGGTGACGATGAGTTACGTGGCTTTAAAGCAGGTATTAGAGACCCATTCAATGATAGAAAAGGTGGCATCATGCAACATATGGAAGATTCTGCTATCATGACAGCAATGTGTGGTACAGGAGCAATGGTTAAAGACCCTTCTAGAACAGCAACGTTGAAACCAAATATCTTAGATTAATCTCAAGGATATATAATAGAAGATTGAGGGGGTATAAAACCCCCTTTATCTTATTAAACATAAATTAAATAGGGAGAAATGGAAACAACAAAGGAAGTGGTAGAGTTTAACTTACCTACAGAGGAGATTATAGTTAAATTTATACCAAGAAAAAAAGGAATGGCAGCTCATGTAAATAAAGACCACGTAATATCAGGTGGTATGATGAGCAAAGCAAAATTAAAATATCAAGCGCCACTACAGGCAAATGGAGCGATAGCAAATATCTTAACAAAAGTTGAAAAAGAATACTTAGAAGAGACCACAGGATTAAATTTATCCGTATATGGTACTTTCTTTAAGGAATTCTTTGTGTCTTTATATAAGGATGATGCTAGTAATAAGCTAGATTTATCTGACCCAATAGATTATATTTCATATAAAATATTGATGGCATGTACAAATGAGATAGCCCCAGACTGGGAAGCTGGAAATTTAAATCCTGAATATAGATTTGCTGTAACAAGAGTAGGTGAAGTTCAAGATGAGAAGAAAAAGAAGCTTGATGTTAAAAAAGAAGCATTTAAATTATACGGTAAAATTGAAGAAGATAAAGATAAACTATTAGCTATCATGAAATTAATTACAAACAAACCAATTGCTTCAACTAGTAAATTATCTTGGGTACAAGGTAGAGTTGAAGAGATTGTAGATGAAAGACCAAAAGCTTTCTTAGATGTAGTTAATGACGCTTCTTTTGAAACTAAAGCATTAATCAATCGTGGTGTTGAAGCTAAAGTTATACTTAAGGAAGGTAATCAATATGTCACCAATGACGGAATGGAATTAACTGCTCCGGGTGGTATAGCATCTTTCACAAACGCTGTTAAATTTTTAGATGACGATGAGAACCAAGAAATAAGACTTCTAATAGAAGCAAGAATTGATAAGGCACAGTAGTTATGACAGTAACGGAATTCAGTAACGAATTTGACATATTGTATAATGGTATAGCAACTAACTCGGCTCCACCTATAGATACTTACGAGAAATCTGTTTATTTAACTAGAGCTCAATTAGAGATAGTTAATAATCATTTTAATCCAAAAGGTAACAAATATGGTAGAGGCTTTGAAGGAAGCTCAAAAAGAAGGTACGATTTAAAAGAATTAATAAGGAATAGTATAACAACTACTCAAGTATCTTCTACTAATAACATTACACCAGAGTCATTATTCTTTAGGATTCCTAGTGATACCTATTTAATAATACAAGAGAAAGCCTTGGTATCTTCAACAGATGCCTGTATTGACGGTACTTATATTAATGTAGTACCTAAAACACATGATGAATT